TTTCTTACGGATACCTGTAACTGTAGTAACTGATGGGTACCATTTACCTTCAGATACCTCATATAACCGTCCTTTTTCCTTTGTAACAGCATTTAGCTCCGTCAAAGGTACGGGCGGTCCTACAGTTTTAAACATAATCAAAGTTGAGAGTTAATTTTAGCGATAAGGTATTCTCTGACTAAACCAGAGCGTACGATGTCATCAATACCGAACTCAATGCAGTCAAATGATGACATTGACTGAATAATCTGTAAAAAGTCCAGAATACCAGTACGTTCGTTGTTCTTGACGAGATCAGACTGTGCTATATCACCTGAGAAGATGATTTTACAGTTTTGACCTATCCTAGTGATTATACTATCTAACTCGTGAAAGTTCAAGTTACTAAACTCATCTACAATGATAATAGAGTTATCAAACGTAGTTCCTCTTATAAATGAGGTACTCCAGAATGAAATAGTATCTTGTGTCCTTAGATTGTCGTATAACATATCAAAGGAGTTGTCATCTGGCATCTCAAACATATACTTCACCATATTACGGTAAGGTATCTGATAGAGGTCAGATTTGTCTTCGTGGTCTCCTGGTAGGAATCCAATCTCTCTTGTAGGTACGAGAGACCTGACCATATAGACTTTTTCGTATGGAGTTCCTTCTTCTAATACTTGTTGTAATGCCAAGTACAAACTAATAAAAGTCTTACCTGTACCTGCTACACCGTGTAAAATTAGGTGCTTACCAGACGCATAGGATTTGAACGCTCTTTCCTGATTCGAGGTAAGGGGTTCTATAACTTTTAATTGGTCTATACCAATTGGCTTCTTCCTTCTCATTGCTTTAGCAGATCTGCTGTTGTTTTGAGAGGTAGTTTTACGCTTTTTAACTGCCATTTATGTGAATCGTGAAAGGTTTGCAGCAGGATGTGCTTTTTGGATCTTAGACATTACGTCTTTAAATCCATCAGACTGCTTAGGTTTCCCATAAATGCTTCTAGGTACTTGATTGCCAAAATAGCGTTCTAACTCTGGATGATCTTCCTTATATTTATCGAGATCGTGCATAGACATCATAACCTCGATGATTTCACCAGTTTCTTTGTTTTTAAAGTCGTAATTTGGCATTAGATCTTTAATAGATTCGTATGAATACCGTATTCACCTCTACAAATAACATTAAATGAGAGACTAATACGTGGTTCCTTAGCATCGTCCTGATTACAGCGAGTAACTGAATGGATCAATTCTGAAGGGAATATGCATATCATACCACGTTCGGGAGATATTGCATAGGTTGTAGCATTATATAGGTTCGGATGCTGCAAGTGTGGTTCCAACATATGATGTTTAGTACTATGGAAGGTAAGGTTACCACCACCAGCAGGTGCATTTAAAAAACATACACCAGAGTACTGAGAGTTGCAATGATCGTGTCCGTTGGATCTATCGCCTTCGTACATCCAATTAATCCAACTATTAGTGATCTCTGGTGTATGTTTCTTAGGATCTATTCCTTGTATACCATACACATATTCTTGAACGTGTTTGTATACCCAAGTCTGTAACTGAGGTAACTCTTTTAATGTATGAGGATTACTGGTCACATTACCACTATTATTCTGTGGGTAATCCATCGTTTCCATATCATCTATTACATCGGTAACGTCAGGCATTTCACCATCGTTAGCAACATAAACTGGGGATGAGAATAGTGGTATTACTTCTAAGGGCATTAATCTATTCTTAGGCACGGCTGCAAATCGTCCCACCCATCGGGGTGTTCGTTCTTGTAATCGCAATCGCAATCATCATCTTGAGTTGCAGTTTCACACCAGTCTAATGCTTTAGCAATGGTGGGGAAGTTACAAATGAAATGACGCTGACATAACTCAGCAATCAACATATGTTCCTTCTGTGTACCGTTAGCAGTACGTAGATTAATGTAGTGCATCCAACTACGAGCACTACCTGTCATATAGATCTTGGTAGGAGTTGCTAGAGGGAGAACAAATCTCGCACATTCCTTCGCAACACCTTCACGTATGAGTTCATCGTATAGATCAACTCCCTCAGCAAAGTACCTTTCGATCTTCTTCTTGAGGAAGTCTGTCTGATGTGTGGGGATATCATTGATTGAATTCTGCCTATTCTTAGTGTCCTGTCTTCTCAGTTCAGGTGGTTCAATTGTAGTACCAAGTAGTTCAGTGTTAGCATAACGCTGACTAAACTCTTGGAATGTAAATGATCTATGTCTTAAGATCTGTGCAGCAATACCACGTGTGGTGTTGATTTCCAACGTCATATGTGCTTGCTCAAATACAGACCAGTGTCCGTGCTTGATGCAATAACCTAAGAGTTTCTCAACGTTCGGATTCTCTTGGTTTTTAGGGTTGGATACTCTTGCAATGTATCCTATTGTTTTTTCAGCGTCAGGTGTGACGCTCACTAAACATACTTTAGCTTTTGTCATTCTGTAAGAACCTAACCATAGTAATAATACAAAAAGCGTGAAGGTAATTAATACTCTTCACTGCAAATATGTAGGGCATTGTATAGTTCCATAAAAACATCCATAATAGTGGTCCTAATAGGTATATTCCTATGAATTTCCCTACCATTTCAGAGGTGATTAACTCTTTAGCAACCTCCTCTGGTACCTCTGCTGCGTGCTCTACTTTCTTCTTAAGATTATAAAAGTTACTCATATCCCTTCCTCTTCTTCCAATCGGCATACATTCTACCGTAGAGCATACCTTCATTAGTTTTTAATGGAGAACCCTCAAGGATCTCTTGTTCCCTGTCAGTTCTGTTTCCATCATTCATTGTCATATCGTACTCGCTCTCCCAACGTTCAATTTCTTCAGACGGAATCCGCATCTGGCTTCCTCCTCTTACGTTTCTTACGTGGTGGGGTGGGTGTAGTATTCCACTCTTGAGGTCTAAGTCTACCTTCAGATTGCTTCAACCACTTGAAGTTCTTCTTGTACTTGTCATAGTAATGATCAAACAATTCAACTGCTTGACTACCCATAGCAATGTCGTGCTGAACTTTACCATCCACTTCATACTGTACTAAGTACGCTGTGTATGGTAATTTTCTATCTTCAGCAAGTTTTGGATCGCAGTTCTCGTGAATAATATTCACTTGCTACGACCTCCCCATTTGATTTCAGGAAATGCATCAGTCACCACTGCTTTAGTGATCCTATACTTCTTCCCAAGTTGCTTGTCCTTAACAAGACATAGAATTGCTGCTTCATCCTTGTGTAATCCTTCACACATTTGAATGAACATTGTCTCTCTCTTAGTGCGAGATAGATTATCAGCACCACCTTTAACAAAGTAGTAGAACTTCCTTGACTCTAACGCTAAGTTAGTGTGCTCAGTTCCTTGAGGTGCTTCATTAGGTCTATAAGGTACTTCACCTTCAGGGATGACAGAAGTAACACTGTCATCATAGTTCCAAATGAATAGAGACCTCAATGCTTGACTGTTGTTGCTTTGAAGGATTTTAATCTTCTCTGCTTTAGTCTTAGCATTGTGTGCCTTCTGAATAATTTCAGATAACATCAGTTTCATAGTAATTCCAAGAAATTAATTAATCGTCGTCATTGTCCTCTAGTATAGCATCATCGTCAACGAGATGCAAATAGAGTAACTCTGACTGGTCTACGTTTCCGTTTTCATCCAACATCTCAGGGTGTGTGATTGACTTAGCATACGCTGCGTTGTCAATGTATGAGTCGAGATAACTCTTACCAATAAAGGTAACAACCACACCAAGGAGGAAAGATCCAAAGAGTGCAAAGTTATAAAGTGAACTCAATACTTCTTCCATAAAAACCTCCTAGGGATCTTGATTCTATTTAGATGATACCTTGACTTCTAAAAAGATTGATACTTTCGTTACATCCTCCTAACTTTTTACCATCAACTACTAGTTGAGGGAAGGTAGCACCACGTCCAAACTCACTATAAAATTGATCACGATTAAAATTCTCATCAAGTTTATACTCTACGTAGTTCCAACCTTTCTCGTTATATACTCTCTTAATCTTTGTACAAAATGGGCAACCTGATTTAGTGTAGATTGCAGTATTATTGGGAGCAGCCATAGGGTTTTAAAGCAATAAAAAAGGGTGGAGAAAATCCCCACCCAGTATATATTATCTAATAGACGTTTGTCAATTAGAAAACGAACTTAACTCCAGCTTTTGCTCCCCAGTTAACTAGTGAGTCACCATTAGTGTCCTCATCAGTGATGCCTGAAAGCTCACCGTATACAGATGTAGCATCAGCAAGAGCATAAGATACTCCAACCTTACCAGAGAAATCTGTATCAGTATCAGAAGCAGCTTCGCTATGAGTAATAGCTGGACCACCTTGTACGTAGTAACCTAATTTTCCTGTTGCATTAACTCCTTCGTAACCTACGTGGATGTCAGTT